ACTACGATTCGCCCCATTGGTAATCCTACCTTTCACTTACTATTATCCGCTGCGTAGTAGTTCCGGCGGGCGGTGTTGCAGATTGAATCCCAATGCCCACGACTATATCTAAATCGGGAGAGTACGCTAGGTCATTCCAACTGCCGTTTGCTGGCAGTTCTCTTGCCACTGTATTTATGCCGTCAACCGAAGTTCCCGCCGTCAATTGCGGACTTTGCAGCGGGCCGGACGCAGTATAGATTATCGTTTGGGGCGTATCTACTATCCCGTTTATGAACACATTTAACGTAGACACAATTTCCCAATTCTGAAGATCCGAACTGGACACAAGATGCGTTGATGTTGAGGCACCGGAGCCAACAAATGCCTTGCGTAGTCGCTTTGACCACACGCCGTGGAATGGAAACGAGCTTCCCGTGCCGGGAAGCGCAACTAAAGACCAATTAATGGCGTCGGATGAAAGAAGAATGCTGTTGATAGCATTATTTAAAACGGCAACCACAGTTCCCGGGTTTCCAATACCCGGGCACCAAAACAATTCGGAAATTAAAGCGCCGGTCCCGCTAGTACGCTGTGTCCATGTCGCCCCATCGTCGTTGGACGTTTCAATGAAACCCGAGCCGCCCGCAGAAATCCAAACATTAAGTTCAGAAACATACAAAATATTTCCGCGTGCTTGCGAATTGTTTGAACTATCAAGCTCTGTCCAAGTTACTCCGAAATCCGCACTCCGAATGAATCGTTTAAAAGTGCCCGCGCCGCCGGACGCCGACATTAATAACTGCGTATCCGGTCTCCAAGCGATTTGTTGGTAATTGTGTTCTGATGGTGTAGCGGATGCCGTCCATGCTTTGCCGTCGAATGAAGTCCAAATGCGTTGACCAACAGCCGCAGCGGTCGCAATAAAACGACCTTGCGAGCCATTTGGCTTAAACCACAAAATTCGATTGACCGGCGCATTTAGGACTCCCGGATATAACGTCCAATCCACACCAAGAAGCTTGGGTAAGCGAATATTTAAATCACCGGTCAACGAAGTCATTCGCCCGAAAGAATCTGCTACCGGCTTAAGAAAAATCCCGCTTCCGCGAACACCGGTTAATTGCAATGGTGAACCCGCCCGCTCCGCATTGAGTACAAGACCGCTTCCGCGCAATGCGGTCAAAGCGCCGGATGATGCTTCAACATTAAAACGAAGTCCACTTCCGGCTAAAGCAATGGTTTGTCCAAGACTATTGCGTTGCGGGAATAACTTTAGGCCCTTCAATGAGACAAACGCTATATCATCCAATTCTGAAAGCGCCATTGCAGAGCCCCTTTAATCCGTAGCCTTCGCTGTCGCGGAGATTGTGCCGCCGCCAATGATTGCCGACGAAATGCGAGCGCGAACAAATCCATAAATGCCGCCGACGCATCGAACCGTCTTCATTGCGCCGCCGTTAAGCAACGTTGCGTCAATAGTTTCAATTTCGTTCCACGTTCCGGCGTAGTCTTCTGTTTCCGCTTCTTCCACCTTAACAGTACCGCCGGAGATTACGCCCGCTCCCGTGACGTGAACCGTCACGTTTGCTAAACGGTTAATACTCATTGCTGAACCGTTGCCGGATGTAGCGAGAGATTGCAGTATCGAGTTATAGTTAATACCCATTGTTTTCCTTTCCTAGCCAACCTTGGGATTGTAGAGAAGATCCTTGATACCGTTCGGTATCTCTATTGCGTTCGGGTTTTGCTCGCTGACAATTACGTTTTCGCGATTCTCGTTGAAGTGACCAATCAAGAGAAGCATTCCGGATCGAAGCAACTGCGTTTGCGGATTCGTTGCAAAGCTCGCTTCATCGTCGTTGTATCCAACGGTAACGGTCACACGCACGGCATTTGCGATCTTGGCGACAGTATCCGGCGTCGGCCAATCCTTATCCGTCTTCAACGCAACGTAAGGTTGTTCGATGTCACGGACCAACATGTATTCTTCCGGCGCAAGCGGTGAACCGGAGAACGTGCCGAAGACGACATCCGCGCCTGAACTGTCGGTGTAAATGATGCTGTCCAAAGTTTGCGCCGGACGCATCGGAACCTTGAAAATTTCCCGCCAAGGCGGAAAACTAGGGTAGGTAAGTTCCCATTGCTGCGTAATCATCCGCTCGCCGGAAAGCTTCTCCGCGTGGAAGCGGGCACCGGCACGCCAAATGTTGAAAAGTGTATCGTCAAGCGAGTGCCTGACTATGCAATGGTCCTTGGCTGTCTGTAAACTGATGGGCTCTTCAGCGGGCGGGGAGACCAACCGCCGCGCGTTCGGTAGAACGATCATAGGTCAATCTCCCCCTTCAACTAGATGTTGGTTGTAGCAGCGGGCAACGGGTCGCACTTGTGCTTTGCTTCGTACATCAGACCGATGACGACGGCGGGCGTTGAAACGCTGCCCGGGTCCGTCATGTTGACGCGGAAGCAATCGAACCCGTTGTTGATGTCCAGCATGTTTTCGTCCACGTCGATTTGGAACATTTCCGAAACCGCGTCCGCCGACGTGTTGAACGTGTCGCCGGTGACGACAGTTTCAACCGGGTCTTCGGATGTCGCGGGCGTGTACCGCTTCATACGTGTGAACGAAAGTGCTTTCTCCGTCACCGGGGAGTTTTCAACCGTCTTCGCTTGCTTCAGCGTAACGGCGGAAACATCCGTCCCGCTCGCCGGAGTCAAAGCGATGATGACCGAACAACGCCGGTATTCTTTGAAGCTGACGTAATCGCCCGTGATAGCGCCGCTGTTCAGAAGAACAACGCCGTTTGACATCATGATGGGCTTTACGCTCTGTTCCAATCTGCCTTGAATCAAGTCCATTGTGATTTCCTTTCCTTAAAGTCGATTCGAATTCGTTTTGTTGGGCGCTCCCAATTACGGAGCGAAGGGAGCGCCCGCCGCGTCTAGCTGTCGCTCGCGACTAGCCGCGATCCGCAAGAGTCAGGATGCAAGATCGCTTGTTGCTGCCTTGCGCCGGGTCAATCGACTTGTTCCACCACGGTTGACCGGCCACACGCAAGATGAACTTGAATGCGGTGATGTCGTAGTCGAAATACAAGTGCATCGACACTTCCGAACGAAGGCCGGTGACTTTCTGCGCGGTCAGGTAGGAATTCATGTCCGCAAGAATGATGTCACCTTCGGTGCCCAACGCGGAGCACGATTCGAACGCGATTACCGGCTTGCCCAACAGTGTCCCGTAAGGCGCACCGGACAAGCCGCCGGGCGGAAGGTACACAGGGACGGACGTTCCATTGCTGACGGGGAATTGCATTCCCATCAACGCCGGTTCGATGTCCTGATTGATGAGCCAAACCGCTTTGCCCCGGCAACCGCTGTACAATTGCGCCCACATCTTCACGATGTTTGCAAATACGATTGTCGCGGCGGATTGCCCAGACTCCTTCGCGATCTTCACCTTACAAGCCGCGTTCAGCAAACCCATGGGCATTCCAGCGCCGGTTCCCCGGATGATTGCGTCAGTGATTTTGAAATCAATCTTGATTGGAGCCTTGCGCCGGATGTATGCGCCCAACGCCGGAGCGTCGTCAAGCAATTCATCCGTAACGTTGACCATGGCAACAAGCTTGTTCAGCTTGATTGACGTGGATTCAAGCGCGGGCTTGCTCTTCGTGTGCTGTTCCGTCTCGCCTTCCCAATAGGCTTGGATTCCGCCGGAACTCTGCCAAGGCGTTGTCTCATCCTTCGGGATAACGATTGTGTTGGACGAAGAAACAAGTTGATCCGTTCGCGCAATCAAAGACTCTTCCGCCGATACCTTCTCCATAATCGAAGTGCGGAAGTCAGGCGGAACTGCGAAGCCACCATCCGGACCGCTTCCAGTTGTGCCGGTTGTGCCGGAGAAGTTCGCGTTGAGAACAACCAAGCGCGGGTCAACGGCTGCGCCCGCGCCAAGGGACCGCTTCACGGTCTGCGCAAATTCGCCCACATTGCGGAAGCCGCCCTTGCGGTCATCTTCAACCAATGGCCGGGCTCGTCCAAGCTCACGCCGCTGATTCGCAGACTGAGAAGCCCGGGTCTGCCGCGCTTGCTGACCGCCGCCGGCATTATTACCGCGCCGTTGCTGTTGTCCTTCACCTTCGCCGCCACCTTCACCTTCGCCGCCACCTTCGCCTTCATCATCGTTGACCGGGTTATGCGCGGTCTGCCGCCCCTGTCCGCGAGTCAAACGCTGATTGCGCGCTTCCTGTTGTTTACGTCGTTCGATTTGTGCATCAACGCTCTCGAATTCCTGCGCGTATTGATCGAACAAAACCATTTCATCGTTGGTCAAATCGCGCTTTTCGCCGTCCGCCTTCGCTTGCAACGTCTCCATCATTTGATTCAGTTCAACCAATCGGTCTTCGAGAGAATCAATTGTCACAGCGTCCATGAAGACACGCGCGAACGGCGTTGCCGCTGCAAGCAACATTGCTTGACAAGCGAGCATTAGAACGTGAATAGGTTTTACCTTCGGTTTTATTGACATGCCCTTTTTCCTTTCATTCAATCTTAAATTTAGAGACTTTTCGAACCGTAACCGTAGGCAAAACAGGAAACCCGTTAAGCCGTGCGACGCGCCGCAATTTTGAGAACGCGTGCCTTCGAACGAATCAAGCGCGGGTCCGGCCGTCTTTCAACCGAACCCCGATTGGTTGAAGATTGTGCCTTCGCAGCCGCTTGCAATTCAAGCAAAGACTTCGGCACGTTCTTAAATTTTGTAAAATTGAACTTCGCAAGTGTCGCGCAAGCAGCAATCGCGACTTCCTTATCAGACACTTCGTCAGTAAGCCCGGCGGCTAAGGCTTCTTGCGCGGAGAACCATTTCTCTTCGTTCATCCACGCGTCAAACTGTTTCTCCGTCGCCTTGCCGCCGCTGCGTTCAACATATGCGGCAAGGATGGTTCCCCGGAGCATGTCCAAACGATCCGCCGCCCGGCGGAGTTCGTCGGACTCGCCAACCGCCCATGTATAGGGGTTATGAATCATCCAAGACGCGTTTTTCATTGTGATGATTTTGTCGGCGGCTAGAGGAATGACGGACGCAATAGAAGCCGCCGCGCCGTCAATGTAAGCCGTCTTCATGGCCTTATGACGAACAAGGGTGTTGTAGATTGCAATTCCATCATTGACCACTCCGCCCGGAGAATTGATAAAAATGTTGAGTTCGTCAATCA